TATTCTTAGATGGTATGAAATCAACACCTGTCCATATACCACCAACTGCCTTAGCAGCCTCTATACATTTTTCTATTTCTAACTTTGTAAGTTGTAGGGTTTTTGCTTTTGCACCTTGAGATATATTACTTCTAAAATCACCTTCTAAAACATCTCGTCTCATAGCAGTTAATACTTTACCACCAAGAACATGGACTCTAGCATCATAATCTGTTTTAATATATTCTTGTAATAATAAATCTGTATCTTCATCTTGTTTGTATAATACTTGTACAAGACTCATTAAAGATTTTTCTGACTCTACAAATAATACACCTACACCTTTTGATCCTCTAAGTGTTTTGAGTATAATAGGAAAATCTGTATCTAATTTTTCAAAGTCTTTTTGAATATTATCAGGATCAGAAACTAAAACTGTTTTAGGTTGTCTTAGTCCTACATCTGATAATCTTAATGCTGTTCTATATTTATCGGCACAGGTACTTATAGTTTGTCTAGAATTTACACAAACAATCCCTGCCTTTTCTAATTGAGACACTAAGTCCATCCAAGAGTCTTTTCTTGTAATAGAACCACGAATAACTGCCACAGTTGTCTCGGCAGATATTTCAAAACCTTTTTCATCACCTTTATTATGCACTCTACGAATGCCATCTTCAAGTGTCATATAGCCACCTGATAGTCTATATAGATAATTTTTATAACCCTTTTTCTCTGCCTCTTCTCTTAACCTATCAGCAGTATGAAATGTTTTTGCCTCTTTAGGCTCATCTGTAATAATGAGTAATCTAAATTTTTTTACTTCAGATTCTTCAGCAATATATTCATTAAACTTAACTGGCTTCATCTACCTTTTTACCTATATTATATTTTGTCTCTAGTGTCCAGTTACCTTTATCTTTGAAAGATATAACTTTTATTTGAGACAACGGTGCCTTATTTTCAGCAATATCAGGATTAACAATACTAATTAATCCCCAATCTGCTAGTAATTGTGCTATAGTGTTTCTTCTTTGTAAATCGTTTTCAGATAAATTGCTATGTTTGCCATCTAGGGCAAATAGTTCTTTGAAATGTACGATAAAATATCTGCCTTGTTTATGAAGAATGTGGCAAGATTGAAATAGTTTTTTATCTTTTCTAGACGCTACACCTATTCTTGTTAGCGTTTCTCGAACCTTTAAAAAGTCGTCAGGTTCTTTTAAAGAGACCTCGAGCATACTCTCTGGACTCCATTGTGTTTCCTCACTCATTTTGTTCCACCTTTAAATAATTTCTCTTTAATATATTTAATCTGATCTTTAGAGAGTATCTTTAAAGCGTCTTTGGCCTTATCATTACTATACCCATAATACTCTTTAACCACATCAATATCTTTAAGTTTAGACGCTCTAATGAACGGACTAAACCTTTTCTTTTTTCTAACACTATTTATGTAAAATTGGAACTGTATATCTTTATCAAGATGGCTATGACGATTCATTTCATTAGCCAACATAAGAGTATCTGGGAATGCAGACATTATCTTATTCGTTATGTAGGCAGGATATTTCTTTGCCCACATCTGATCATCTGAATTGACCAGATCCTCTTTTGTATAATTGATTGCGTTAAGATAATGTTTTAGTTCATAGGGATTTGACATATTCTAATATCTTTTCTGGTGTTGACTCTTCGTATGGATCTTCGTCATCACTCATATTATTTATGCCAGGTTCTATAAACATTTCTTTTACTATACCATTAACGACATATGCAGAATATCTCCACGATCTATAACCAAAGTTCTGTACTGGTTTATTTACCAACATTCCTAATTGTCTAGTTAGAGACCCATCGCCATCGGGTATCAATGTAATTTTTTTTATGCCTAAGTCTTTACCCCAAGCATTCATAACAAAATGGTCATTGACTGATACACAATATACATCATCAACTTTATTTGTATCTATAAACTGCTCGTACATATCCTCATAGGCAGGTACTTGTTTAGATGAACAGGTAGGTGTAAATGCACCTGGTAACCCAAACATAACTATTCTTTTACCTGTAAATAATGTAGGCATATCAGTTTCGGTTACTAATTCATCTTTGAATAAAATTCTGTTATCAAATAATTTCACATCTTTCATAATATAATCTTTCTATTTATTTTACTGAGTCAAATATGACCTGAAGTCTCCTGACTGCACCCATATCACCCTCTAGTTTTATCTCGCCATTCATAAATGCACTGGCACTTGTTGTTGTTCCTTGTTTTAATTGTTCCCATAAATCACAGGACATTTTAACAGTAGCATCAGAGGTTTTAACTTCGTTAGATACTGTTATAGTAGTTGGTCCATTTTCTGAGCTACCATCTAGACATACAACACCTTCTCCGAAATCGAAGGTAACTATCGCACCGCCTAGATCAACTTTTTTACCATCAAGGCCTGTTGTAAGTTCTGTTGTTATACTTGTCAAATCAGCCATATTTTTCTCCTTATTTAAATTTACATTGAGACATAATCTCAGTTAAGCAGGCAACAAGATTAATTTCTTGATCTGCCACAAAAGCAGACTTATAAGAATAGTCTGCCAATATTAATACAGCGTGAGGTATAGTTTCTGATTCTAAGTTCTCATACATTGTATCATATATTCTTCTAAAAACTACGACAGGATCATTATCTAAATTATTGACTACCCATTTTCTCATATTGGTAAAGTCTTTCTCTTTTAATAATGATATAAGTTTGTTTAAGTTATCATCAGAAATATTTGTTAATATACCTGTATCTATTTTACCACTTACAGAATACCTTTGTAATTCATTTAATATTCTTCGATAATCAGGAAAATGTTTATTGATAAGTTCAGCGACAACTGACTCATCAAAAGGTATGGTTTGCTCTTTAAGTATAATACCAACCTTAGCAAATAGTTTACTTGCAAGGACAGGTTTATCTTTGTTAGCAATTTTAAAATCTATTGTTGAAAATCTACTATGTAATGGTTCTATTAATCTATTCTTAAAATTACAAGTAAGAATGAATCTACAATTCTTATGAAACTCCTCTATGAACCCACGCATAGCAGGTTGAGTAGATTGTGGATTTAAATAGTCTGCCTCATCTAGTATGACAACCTTCTTACCGCCTGATAATGATACTGTGGAGGCAAAGTTTTTGATCTTGGTTCGCAAGGTGTCAATACCAGATTCTTCAGAACCGTTGATGAACATATAGTCAGCACCCATTTGCTCACACAATGCTCTTGCAACAGTAGTCTTACCACAACCAGGTGGGCCTGCAAGTAGTAAGTTTGATATCTCACCACGATCTACAAAAGACTGAAAGGTCTCTTTGATATCTGTTGGTAAGATACACTCATCTATTGTTTGAGGTCTATATTGTTCGACCCACAAAAAATCACTCATATTAATACTTACTAAAATGTCTCTGTAAAGATTCTAGTTTATCTTCGGCGTGTGCTAAATGTTCTAGTTTCTTTTCAGCAGTGGCAATATAATCAATATGCTCAGCAACACCGATAGGGTTATTCAGAAAGACCTCTAAGTCTGATCTTGCTAACTCTATATCTGCCTCTAGTTTTTTCTTTAATGCGTTTGCAATCATTTACTTATTTTACTATCTGGTTCTAAAGCAATCCAATACTCAATTGGTTTCACTTTGTTTTTAAAGTGTGATATTGATTTACTAGAAACAGCAACATCATAATCACCAGGTATAATCTTTAAGTTTTCAATCTTAAAATTGAAAGTAAAATCAGCAGACGCTTCTGTACCTACAAATTCTTCATAAGAATTAGCAGAATTCTTTTTATCGTGTACTTTAAGAATTACATCTTGACCTTTTTTACCTACTAATGATAGATCAGGCAACTTCATAATTGCAGCCATCTTTAATAGTTTAGAAAGTATCTCATCTTTTAATTGAAAGTTTACATCAGCATCAGGCATAACCACATCTTTTTGAGGCGAGGTTACAACACTCTCATCCGAATAATAATATTTTGCCTTAGACTTTGAACCAGTAGATCCGATAGTCATAAACTTTTCATTTGAAATATCTACATCTGGTTTTTCTATAGCAGATACAATACCTAATAATTCAGATAGATCATATACAGCAAATTGTTTATCAAACGATTCTGTTATCGTTGCCTTTGCAAGTATATTTTTCATTGTTGAGATAGTGGATAATTCACTACCAGGTTTCACTAGAATATTAGTATTGATATCTGAAAAGTTTTTCAATACCTCTAATGTTTGATCACTCAGTTTCATCATATTTTTCCTCACTCATTAATAATATAATATAGTGTACTGCCTTTAATAGGTCAGTACGATTGTAGCCGCCTTTCTTGCCATACCTACACAAATATTTTATTGCATTAGCCTGGCAAAAATCTTTGTTAATCTTCAAGTGTCTTAATACATCTTGAACTTGAAATCCATCATCTGATTTGGAGTAGTGTTGTTCATATGTAAGGCCTACATATGCTTTAATTTCATTAATAATTTGATCTTCGTTATATTTCATTCTCACCTCATTCATAATATAGTGGGTATTGTTTGTGGCACAATACCCAAAAGCCTTATGGTGTCTCTTAGCAAGACACTCTACCTCTACCAGGTCTTACGAATTGCCTAGCAGTACTATTTATACGATTAGTAAGCGTATTTAGTACCATAAAGTTTTTGGATCCCAGCAGCGATAATCGCTTTTGTAGGGGTTCCAATTCTATAAGAAGTATTGTTCCCATTAGTACCAGTGTTCTGGTTAATGTAGATCATATGACCTTCACTTCTTAATGTGTCAATCATCGCTCTAGGTGATACTAAATCGAATCTTGATCTTAGAGTCTTCCAGAATACCGGTTGACCTTTTGATAAAAGGTTTAGGACCTTTTGTTTCTTTGATAGTCTTGGTCTAGCCATTCTTATCTCCTTCTGTTTTTGCCACTTCACTTTTATTACATTCTGAATCCATAGTGGCATATGGATACCGAATATCTTAGGAGTACCTTTCACGGCGTCTCCGTAATCTCTTTTCTTTAGCAACTCGCCTCAAACTTTCTTTATGTTTTCGTTGCCTTTTCAAACTAGGTTTCTCGTAATACTCCCTTAGTCTTAACTCTCGAAGGATGCCTTCCTTCATTAACTTCTTTTTTAACTGGCGAATAGCCCGTTCAACATTATTCTGTTTGACTACTACTCTTACCATACTCTTTGTCTATTTGTTCCTTTATATACTCCATCAACCAAGGGTTATCAACAA